GTGACACTTGAGCAACTGTCACATATAAACTCTCTCATTCTTACGATTTGCTACGCAAATTGATTTCCTTTGAATCAATCAAATTTCGTAAATGTATGAGAGATAAAATTTTTCAGAAGCTAAAACAAGAGTATTCTCATCTTGGGTTAGGAAAGGAAGTCTTGCAGGCACAGGCCGACGCACTCGCTGCAACCGGGATTGTTACTGACGAGAATATCGACATTATCGTTTCATCGCAGGCTTCATTCTTAGAATCTATCCAGAAGGCAAATGACCAGAGAGCCACCGACGCTCAGCGAAAGGCTAGAGAGGAGGCTCTGAAGGAGTATGAGGCAAAGGCAGAGGCTGACAAGAAGAAGGCTGAAGCTGAGGCCAAGAAAGCGGAGGAAGAGGCTAAGAGAAAGGCAGACGAGGAAGCAATGAGAAAAGAGCAGGAAAAGCAGATGCCGGATTGGTACATCAAGGAGAAGGAGGCCAACGCCAAGAGGATCGCAGACAGCGACGAAATGCTCAAGAAGCTCACGGAAAGCAACGAGCTTCTTCGCAAGGGACTTGAGGCGATGCAGAAGGAGAATACCGCCTTCAAGGCTGAGAAAGATGCCGTTGAGCGTAAAAATCTGATTCTGTCCAAGGCCAAGGAGCTGGGGATTCCCGAGTACCGTATCAAGGAGGGCTTCTCAATCGCTGATGACGCGGATGAGACAGCTATCACGAATTACCTTACTGAGGTATCGAACAACATCAAGGCTTTTTCTCTGCCATCAAGCAAGGAGGCGTTTCCGCTGTCAGGTCAGGAGCTCAAGAAAGAGGAGATTGACAGCATAGCGAAGACCCTCGTAATCTAAGTCTAACTTAAATCTGAACAGAAGATGTTGAATGATCTTTCACCAAAGAAGAATGCTGTAGTGTTCGGAGATGACTCAATCGTCATCCAGAAATACATCAGCGGAATCAAGGGTGGTCGCACTCTTGACGTGACTGGCTTCGCTGAGAATGTAATCAAGGCAGGCCACGTTATCATCGTGAAGGAGGGCACATATATGCCGATGCCTGTAGCAGAGGGCAAGTATGCTGCACTTCCAGAGGGAGCTGCCTATGCAGGCGTTCTCTATCGCTCTATCCTCGCAGCTAAGCCTGCGGCTTCTATTATGACGTGGGGAGAGGTAAACTCAGTTGCAATGCCTTACCCTATGGACACTATTCTCGATGCGTTCAAGGCTGCTTGTCCGCACATTGATTTCATTAAAGATGAGGAGGCATAGTAAATGAACAAGTCGTTATATTTTGAACTAGTACAGAAGTACTTCCCTCAGCTGGTGCTTTCAATCGTAGAGAGATTGAATGAGAAGAGGGTTAACCAGCTTCCATACCTTTTCAAGGAGCTTCTTGCCCCTACATTCTCGGCTGATGGCCGTTGGGCTAGCGTGCTCGCTGAGTACAACCGCGTGGCTGCTGACGTAGTGGCTCTTGACTCAGAGCTTCCACTCAAGTCTCGTGACTCTATCGAGACAGCAAGCGGTGACATTCCAAAGCTCGGAATGAAGCTCTATCTCACAGAGAAGCAGATGAAGGACATCGATGCAATGATTGCTCAGGGTCTCCCTATCAATCAGGTGCTCAACAAGGTGTTCAACGACCTTCCACGCTGTATCGAGGGCGTATGGGAGAGAGTCGAGGATATGTTCCTCTCAGGTCTCTCTACCGGTGTCGCTCTCTCTACACGCAACAACGGCACAGGTGTCCGCGTTGACTACAAGTACTATGACGCAAACAAGTTCGGCGTATCCGCTCTTTGGGCTGACGCAGAGAACTCTACTCCGCTCACAGACCTTCAGTCAACAATCTTCGACAAGGCTATCAACGACCAGAACACCATCACAGACCTCTGGATGGATGACTTTGCACTCCGCAACTTCTACAAGTCTAAGGAGGTTCGCGCACAGTTCGCATTCAACTCGCAGGCAATCGCAGTTGATGGCAACAGCGTGCCAGTGCTCGACTTCGACAAGGCGGCTAACGTAGTGGCTACCAAGTGGGGTGTAACACTTCACCGTATCTCACGCAAGGTCAAGACTGAGATCAACGGCCAGAAGCAGACACACGCTCCTTGGCAGGAGGGTATGGTCGTAGCAACTTGCGACAATGTTCTCGGATCACTCGTATGGACAACTTGTGCAGAGACTACTCGTCCGGCAGAGCAGGTTCAGTACCAGACAGTGGATGACTACATCCTCCTCTCTAAGTACTCTAAGAACGACCCTCTCCGTGAGTTCACAAGCTCTCAGGCTATGGTAGTTCCTATCATCGATAACGTGGACAGAATCTACACTCTGAACACTAAGGAGGTACAGGCGTAATTATGAAGGTAAGAATCTTACAGAAGTTTCACGACAAGGCAAGCTATAACACAGTTTACCTTGTCGGTGAGACTGTGACATTTGACGATGCCCGCGCAGAGTATCTTATCGGCAGAGGACTTGCCGAGAGCGCGGAGGATGTGGCGGAAGCTCCTGCAGAGGATGCGCCCGTTGCAGAGGTTCAGGCAGAAGAGCCGCAGGCTGAAGAAATGCTCGTGATGGAGACCCCGGATGTTCTTCCTGCAGAGGATGCGCCCGTGGTAAAGCCAGTGGTGACAAGAAGAAAGAGCACACCCAAGGAAGACTAATCCCGTAGAAGAATGACAATCCGAGAATACGTAACTCAGAAGCTTCAGGCTTTCAATCTGACGGAGGCAGCCCTGACGGACTTTATGATCTCGTTGGGGACGTCTCTTGATGATGAGTACACCTTCGAGATGGCCGGAACAGTCGGCAAGGCGATGGCATCCTCAATCGAGGAGCTTATCCTTGCACCACATCTGTCGAACGTCAGCGAGAGTGGGTTCTCGATGTCTTGGGATTACTCAGACCTTGGCAAGTACTACATCTATCTGTGCCGCAAGTGGGGTGTTCCCATCAACGATGATGTGCTGACTGCAGCCGGGACATCCGCAATCATTGACCGTTCAGACCTTTGGTAATGCTGTATTCACCTCATACCCTATACAAGAAGCAGGAGCGCCCTGTCGAGCTTGACAAGTTCGGCAAGCCCATTCCTTCGTATGAGAAGTACGAGTGGGTGAAGGTATGCGCCTGCCGATGTGATGACGATACGACCCAGCGTCTTGTGTCGGACAACGGCCAAGAATACAGGTCCCGCTATCACGTGGTCTATGACAGAAGCAGTGCTGTCGTAGAAGGGGATGAGATACGGTGCATCTGTGCCGATGGAAGCGTCAGAGGCCAAGGTGTTGTGGGAATGGTAAAGAGCACTAACTATCTAAGCTATTCAGAGCTATGGACGTGACCTATGACTTCTCTGACATAGACTCCTACCTCAATGAGGCAGAGAACGAGATAGAAGACAGGCTCGAAAGGGTAGGTGAAGAAGCAGTCGCCTATGCCAAGGAGCACGGCTCTTACCAGAACAGAACTGGCAATCTGAGAAGATCCAACAAGTACAAGGTTGATGAGAGCGGGCTGACTCTATATAATGATGCCGACTATGCTTCCGATGTGGAACAGAGGGGCTATGAGGTATTAAGTGGTGCGGCCTTGCTCGCAGAGAAGAGACTGAAGGAGGAATTTGGAATATGATAACGACGTCTGACATAGTGGACATCCTGTATGGGGTATGCGCTCCGTTCGGGATGGAGATATACAGAAAGGGATACATTCCCGATGGTGTAGTGAAAGAAGAGAGGGTGGTCATCATTCCGAAGGAACAGAGTCCCCAGACATACTGGAAGAAGTGCTTTGTTGAAATCAATCTCTGTGTGCCGGACATAGGTGAGGGAATTGCCGACCTGAACCGCCTTCAGGAAGTGGAGAGACAGGCGCAGGAGGTCTTTGACTCGGCAGCCGGGGTGTATGACTCAAGCGCGTACAGATACTCGATAGAGTCGGTCAACGGAGTCAGCAAGGACGACGATATGAAGTGTCACTATGTCAATGTAAGATTGTTATTTGAAGTGTTGAACTGTTAAAACTAAATAATTATGAAGCCATTTATCGGACTAAAGAAAGTGTGGTACGGAGCACCGCTGGGCACCGCTCCTACGTCATACAGCGAGGTTGAGAATCTTGTGAAGAGCCTTACTGAGGTGAAGAACGTACACGAGGGCTCTTGGTCATACACTCAGGATGACCCTGCTATCACAGACTATATCAATATGCTGACAGGTCAGCCATACTACAGAGATGTGACCAATGCTGGTAACAAGACCATAGCGTTCACTATGGGAGAGTATGAGTTTGAAGACCTTGTTGCCCTTCAGGGTGGAGAGAAGGTCGGAACAGACGGATGGGCGGCATCAAGCGCTCCGCAGCTAGTTTATCAGGCTGTTTTCGCTCAGACCAAGACCGGGAATTTCATCGTGTTCACTAATGCGGGTATCATCGGTAAGACCAATACCGTAGAGCAGAACCTCGGTCTCGGCGTTACAGCCGTAGCTATGGACAGCGGTGTGAAGGGAGTTGCATCTGAGTACAGATTCAAGGCTCCTGCAGTTGTGGCCGGAGAGTAATATCCAGAACAGAATCAGATCAAGGGAAGGAGGTGGCATTCATTTCCTTCCCTTTTGTGTTTACAGAATATGGGAAGCAAGAGAAAGAGCGCGGCGAAGGTCGTCAGCGCAGCAATACTGGGATTGGATGGCGAGACCGTGCTAGTGGCGGGCAAGGCTTATCATATCCTGCCTCCGACGATAAAGAAGCTTGCTCAGGCGGCGTTCTATCTGTCGGATATGCAGGAGGCGGATACACTGAGGGGCATTCTGATGTCGATAGGCAAGCCGGATGCGTTATGCAGCGCACTGTCGTGTCTCATCAAGGGCGATGAGTCCTTACGTGATTCGCTGATGGAGGGGACACTTGAAGAGGTCACAGAAGCGATTGAGGTGGCTTATTCGCTTGCATCGGTTGAAAATTTTTGGAAGCTGTCGGCTTTAGCGAGGAATGTAGCAAGTCTGACAGCAAAGCAGAGGTTATAGGCAACGACTGCCTCCTCGGACAGATAGCGACATTCCAAGAGTCCCTGCACCTGAGTTATCACGAGGTGCTTGACGGGATTCCTTACCGCAATCTGATAATAATGCAGAAGGACAAGCTCAAGACTCTCTACAATTCCGAGAAGATGGTAGAGGTCAGCGATGACGAGTTCTTCGGACAGAAAGGACAAAAATTCTAAATATAATTTATGGCAGTATTATCATTCAAAGTTCAGGCTGACTATGAGAAGGTGGTCAGACTAAGAGAGGAGATAGCAAAGCTTGAGAATCAGTTGAAGAGTTTCGGACGCAATACTCCTCTGAATGAGATAAAGGCCGTAGAATCTAAGTTGGCTGATGCCAAGTCTCAGTTCACGGCTATCACTACAGAAGCGGCCAAGGCAGGAGCTACAATAGACTCTGGCTTCAAGGCAAAGATATACTCTGCATCACAGGCGGTCAACGACCTTACAGCAAAGATCATCGAACAGAAGTCAGTCGTAAAGAATGTTGAGTTTGACGTCAAGAGACTTGGAGAAGCATATCAGAAGGCTCTGAAAAGCGGAAGTGGCAATAAGGCATCTGAGATGAAGGCCGAGTACGACGCTGCAAAGAAGGCTCTTCAGGAGGAAAAAGCGGCGCTGTTCGGGCTTACTCAGGAAAAGGCCACCGCCACCCTTGCAACCAAGAGGCTGAAGGACGAGTATAATGCCTTCAAGAAAGAGGCGAAGGAGACAACCGATGCGAGTAATGGCTTCTCCCTCTCACTTGGTAAGATTGCCGGGCTTGTCGGAGGTGCTGCAGCATTGAAGCAGCTTGCGTCTCAGATAGTATCGGTCCGTGGTCAGTTCCAGGATATGGAAACTGCCATCGAGACCCTTGTAGGCAAGGATATGGCTAACAAGCTGATGCCGCAGATAAAGGAAATGGCAAAGATTTCTCCTCTGACTATGACGGATATAGTCGGTGCAGAGAAGATGATGCTCGGATTCAATATCGAAGCGGATAAGACCATTGACTACTTGAAGGCTCTGAGCGATGTCTCTATGGGTAACAGCCAGAAGTTCAATTCCCTTACTCTGGCATTCTCTCAGATGTCGGCAGCGGGTAGGTTGATGGGGCAGGACCTCAATCAAATGATCAACGCTGGATTCAATCCTTTGCAGGTTATCTCAGAGAAGACGGGCAAATCCATCGCACAGCTCAAAGAGGAGATGTCCAAGGGTGCTATCTCGGCTGAAATGGTGCAGCAGGCATTCTTGGATGCAACGTCGGCAGGCGGTAAGTTCTACAATATGTCGGAGAACGCATCGAAGACTATCAACGGACAGATTTCGATGATGCAGGACGCTATGGATGCCGCATTCAACGAAATAGGTACGAAGACTGAGGGCATCATCATCAAGAGCATCAAGACCGCTACGGCTCTCGTTCAGAACTACGAGAAGATAGGCAAGGTGCTTGTCGGACTTGTAACGACCTATGGTGCATACCGTACAGCCGTATTCCTTGCCACTGCTGCGACAAGCAAGCATACTATTGCAGAGATTGCTCTTACCAATGTCAGAATAGTAGCGAGGAAGGCTCAGATGGCTCTGAATGCAGCAATGCTGACGAATCCTTATGTTGCTCTCGCAACCGTTGTTGCGGGACTGACAGCGGCCATAGTGCTCAACGCAGACTCAATGAGTGCAAGTGCTCAGGCACATAAACAATATAATGAAAGATTAGAGGAGGCGAATAGGATTGAGGAGGATAGAAAGAATAAAGTCACAGAGAATCTTAACATTGCTCGTGATGACGCAGAGGCGACAGGACAAAGGGTAGAAGCTTTGGAGTATCTAAAAAGCCAATATCCATCTATCTTTGAGAAATATGATTTGGAAAAGCTGAAGCTTGCGGACATCGTTGACTTGAAAAGGGAAATTGCCGAGCTAGACAGGCAATCAGCTACTGTGTCTAAGAAAGAGAGGCTAGAAGAACTTGATAAAGAGGTAGAAAAGGCCGCTGCCAGAGTAAATACGCACGGAGGAGGACTTCTGGGTAAATTAGCATCGTCCGCAAACAAGAAGGGGTATGAAGATCTTGTAAGTGAACGAGATGAACTCCGTGAAGAAATTATAGGGGACGCGATAGCGGATTATATCGCCAAACTTCCTGAAGAACAGAAGGAACTTGAGACGTTGAAGAACGCCTTTCAGCAAAGAATAGACAATTCCGAATCATTTATTCTTGAGGGCTTTGCCCTTACAGAATCACACTTAAAAAAAATTAATGAGGCCATTGCTAAGAAGATAGCTACTCCCAAATACTCCGTTGACTATGAAGCAGCCAAGAAGAAGTACGAAGAGGACTATGCAGCTTTCAAGTGGGCGGAAGAGAACAAGACGAAGGTAACAACGAAGGAGTATCAGAATCGCAAGGCCGCGATGGAAGCTTCTGAAAAAGAGTTCAAGAAGCTTGGAGGAGACCCTAACGAAATAAAGAAGGAGAACGAGAAGGCAGGGCAGCAGGAGAGGTTAGATTCTATGACCGAGAAGAACGCTAGAGAGAACGCCCGTGCCGCAAAGGATATGGAGTTTAAGGTGTGGCAGTCCCGGATAGATGCGATGAAGGATGGGTATGCCAAGACTATGGCTCAAAAGGCCCTTGACCATCAGAAAGAACTTGATAGTCTTGAGAGACAGAAGCAAGACTATATAGAAAAGATCGTGGCTCAGGAAAAGGCCATTTTTGACGCTCACGAAGACCAGAAGGCCAAGAACGACAAGAAGTATAAGAAGCAGACATTCGATGCCGATGCAGCAAGGATTCGTATTACTTCAACTGATGATGTAGTCAAGCAGTACGCGAAGTTGGGAGAAGATGCTGCGGCTGCATACTCAAAAGCGGTGGATGACGCCTTCAGAGAACAAGAGTTTGCCGATAAACAGCTGGCGATTGACTCTATGTCAAACGGAAGCGCAAAGCAGAGGGCACAGAGGGCGCTCGACAACGAAAAAGAGCTCTATAATCTTGAACAGCAGCGCGAGGCGTACATAGAGGCGGCAAAGGCTGCACACATCCTTGCGGAGAAGAAAAAGATGGCAGCCGACCCGACATATATGATGAAGATGTTTGACGAGTCACAGGCGAATGCTGACTACGATGTCATTGTGGAGAATACCAAGAAGCAGCAGTATGATGTCCTAGCAGATGAGTATCTGTCCTATATAGACAAGAAGAAAGCCATTGATGAGTCCTACGAGGCTGACAAGGCAGAGCTTGAAGCTGCATTCAACAAGACGGGAGATGAGAAGTACAAACGCTCTCTTACCGAAAGAAACAAGGCATACGTGCAGGCGCTGAATGCCTTGGAAGGGGAGTACAACACCGCGGACTATAAGCTCATCTTTGGCGACCCATCGAAGATGACAAGCGCAACCATAGAGAAGGCATTGGGCGTTGCAAGAAAGAAACTGTCGCAGTTAGACAAGGAGGCCGACCCGGAGACATATCAGGCTCTTGCAGAGGCTATCGACAAGCTTGAGGATGCACGAGATACGAATCCGTTCGAGGGATGGGGTACATCTCTTATGGACATAATCCAGATAATGCACCAGACCCGTAATCTCAAGAAAGATATTGCGCAGTATGAGAAGGACGGCAATACCGAGGCTAAGGAAGCGGCTGAGGCTCAGCTTGAGAAGTCGAAGAAAGACCTGAACAAGGCTCTTGTTGGCACTGGTGTGGCTACCTTCGGGGATACTCTCACTAAGGCTGCCGCAAGTATGAGGGAAATAGCCGATGCAAGTGGCGATATAGACCTAATGGAGCAGGCGGAAGCTCTTGAAAAGGCCGGAGGATTCATCTCCTCTGTAGCATCAAGTGCGGCTTCAGGTGGATGGGTAGGCGCCATCATCGGAGGTGCATCGTCGCTGATGAATATGCTGATTTCTTCCATTACTGAGAGCAAGGTGGTAGCGGCTGAGGCAAAGAAGGCATACGAGGATTACTTGGATGAGATAGCGAGGTCTAAGCGTCAGATCAACGATGAGGACTACGAGACGATATTCGGAGTACGTGCGCTTGATAAGGTGATAGATGCAACGAGAGCCGCACAGAAGGCTTGGAATGACTATCAGAAAGCAATGAGCATCGAGAGCGGTAACAAGCAAAGCGGTAGAGGGTACACGAAAGGTCTTGAAGACCTCATACTCCCGGATGGAGCAAAGATGAAGGAAAAGTACCGTGAGATCTTTGAATGGGGACAGACAGGACGCGGATACGGTGTGACGGGATTGAATCTGGAAGAGGCGAGGCTGTTGCTTGAGGCATACGAGGGTACTGAACAGGCATCGTCAAACTGGTACAAGAGCTTGGAAGATGCCGTTGAAGCCTTGGGAGATTACGAAGAGAATCTGAAGATTGTCGATGATTACTTGGGCTCTCTATTCTCTGATGTAGGCTCTACGATTGCTGACTCTATTATGCAGGGAGAGGACGCCCTCGAAGCCTTAGAAAAAAGCGCTGGTCAGATATTCAAGCAGATAGCAAAGGATATGATCTCCGATATGATGATTTCTCCTGAGTTCATCAAGGATTACACCGAACGGATGAGGGCCGCTATGGGTACAAAGGATATTGCTGATGATGCAGAAGTTATTGATGCGATGACAGATGAGCTTTCTGCAAATATCGAAGCCGCACAGAGGATGTGGGATGATATTCAGCGTGTCGCAAGCGAGAAGGGAATCGATATGAGTGATGAGGGCACGGAGTCCCAGCAGACCGCTTCTCGTAGAGGATATGAGACCCTTTCTGAGGATACGGGCAATGAGCTTGTCGGCAGAGCCATCGCACAGTACGAATCGAATCTGAGGATGGAAGAGGCCGCAAGGTCAATGAAAGAGAGTGTGGACATTATGGCCGCCAATCAGGTACAGATACGCGACATAGCGGCTGAGTCAAGGGCGATAATAGCTGACTCCTTCCTTGAGCTTCAGCAGATACGAGAGAACACTGGTGCCATCATCAAGCCTATTCAGAACCTCTCGGATAAGATAGACGGTTGGGATTCATACATAAAGAGTTTGTAATATGAAAGGAGAATTATATATAAACGGCAAGGACGCTTGGGAAACGTGGGGCGTCAATATGGGCGAGGGCTTTCTCGATGCGATAGACTCCTTTGTTCCGATGAAGGATTACATTGAGAATGAGAGCCGACTCGAACACGGCAAGAAGGTAATTGTCAGCGACAAGCTCAATAAGGTTGCATCGCGTGATTTGACCTTGCACTTCACAATCAAAGGCGAGAATGAGAGCGACTTCAGAGCCAAGAGAAGGGCGTTTGAGACAGAGATGCAGAAGGTGAGCGTAAAGATAAACGTGCCTGCCATCGGTGCTGAAATCTACAAGCTCCTATACCTTGGAAAGAGCGTGTCATTCGATATGAACAGAGCTCGGACATTCTGCACTGTCGCATCCAAGTTTGAAGAGCCCAACCCGATGGACAGAGCCGTCGGAGAGGACGAAAATACCTAATTCGTGACACTTCTTTAACTGTCACAAAACGAAGCCCCTGCGATGAGGGGCTTTCTCTTTTTTTGTAGGATATTTGACTTGATGATTGATGTTAAGTCCATATCTGGAGAAGTGCTTGTTTCCGTTCCGATTCTGAAGGATGCCGTAAGCCACGAAGAGCTTATGACATCCGATTATATTCAGTTGCATTGGGACTCGGACAAGGGAGATGTGCTACCTCTTGGTGCTTACATCGAACACAATGAGGAAAGGTATTCGCTATTAGAACCATACAGCCCTTCAAGACAGAATGAGGGTGTATTCAGATATTCTCCGCAGTTCCATTCGAGGATAATACGTTGGCAGAAGATAATAGTTCCCGTATATACCTATAACGAAGACGGCGTAACTGTCAAGTCACGAGAACTGGATTGGAACTTTACGGGAACTCCTGCCGACGCGATGTATATGGTCAAGCAGGCACTGAGGAACGAGCTTGGCGAAGAGTGGAACACGACTCTCGGTAATGACCTTCCTGAGACAATCACGATAGCCGCACAGTCCTCTTCTGTGTGGTCAATCCTTTCTGAGATAGCAGAGCAGTGTGAGACTGAGTGGTGGGCTGAGAAGAAGGCTCAGTGGCTGCATCTGTCGAAGTGTAATCACGGAGTATCGGTGGATCTGGAAGTGGGAAAGAACGTGAAAGTACCTTCTACCGTTCAGAGCGGTCAGGAGTACTTCACGAGGTTCTACGCATTCGGCTCGTCACGCAACGTCACTCAGATGGAGAGCGCGGTGCAGGGCAGCATCGTGAACAAGAGGCTGACCCTTGACCCTGCCAAGTATCCGGGTGGATACAAGGACATCCGGGGGCACTTCTCTGGCGGAGTATATGTGTCAGATCTTCGCCCAGAAGAGGTGATGGTCAAGTCGCTGTACTTTGACGAGGTTTACCCGTCATCAAAGCTTACCATCGCTGAGGTCAGGAAGAGGATGCGTTATCATACCGATGATGACGGTAACTATATCAGAATCGGAGGTACAGACGAAGAACCGATATACGACCAGTACGCTATATGGTATTTCAAGATTCCGGGCTTCGACTTCAAGGAGGAGATGATAATCGAGAATCTTGAGCTTTCTGTGGCCTTCAAGAGCGGTGAGCTCAGGGGAAGGGAATTTGCCCTTACCTATCATCCGAAAGATAAGAAGGTGGCCGATAAGGCTGATGTGGACAAGGAGTTCTCTGTCAAGGCAGGCGAATATGAGATAACATTTGACGAGTCTGACTATCTGATAGTACCAGGTGTCAGCTATATCATTCCTCACGACGGGGATGAGATCACTGTCTTCAACATAGAGATGCCGCAGGAGTATAAGGAATCGGCATATCTCGAACTGGAAAGAGAGCTTGACAAGGAGATAGACAGACTTACCAAGGATAACAAGTCCTATGAGGTTGACAGCAATCCTGTCGCCTTTTATGAGGGCGGTATTGACATTCATCTCGGGCAGTCGGTCAACTTCACCAATAACAATGAACTGCTTGCTACGAGGGTAATGATGGTGGAGAAACATATCGATTACCCGTTTGAGCAGAGGATAAGGATTGGTAATGAGATTGTCAAGGGCTCGCGTCAGCAGCTGAAGGATGAGGTTCGTAATGTGGGAGAGGAAGTGAGAAGGATGAACAAGTATGAGTCCTCTTCTTCCGTGATCCAGAAGGACCATTCAAGAGAGCTGATGCTTACTATGGGGCGTTACCTTGCGATGAAGGATACTATGGATATGCTTCAGGGTGCAGTCGAGGGATTCACTGAAGGAATCAATCCTGTAACTGTGGAGACTATGGCGCTGCTTGTAGGCAACGAAGCTCTTCAGTTCAAGTTCGTCAAGTCACGCACGGACTTCACCCTTATTGACTGTCCGCTTGTGTATAATGAGCAGACCAAGCAGCTCAATGCAGCCCCTTGTGCGCTCGTGCATCTTACTCTTGATATAGACTCCATTACCGCTCCGAACGTAAGGAAGAATACCGATTACAAGGCTTGGGATATGGAGGAGTGGCACAGCGAGATATTTACTGATGCTACGAAGAAATACTATGTCTATGCGGTTGTAGAGGCCAATGGCACTGCTGGTACTTATGAGTTAGTGCCTGACAACGCAGAGCCGATTGGTATGAGGGATAAGCTCGATAGCCTTGGGGTGTACTATCTCCTTGTTGGCATCCTCAATGCTGAGTACGCAGAGACACGAGAGCTTCTGCCTCTCTACGGCTTCACTCAGATACTCCCCGGCCAGATAACCACAGATGTCATCCGCTCCGCTGATGGCTCTTGTTACTTCGATCTTGCTAATAACACCATAGCAGGAAGGTTAAGTTTTATCAATAACAATGATGAAGTAACAGAGATTGCAGATTGGTCATCTTCAATTAACAACAGAATCAATAAGAAAGCAGACCAGACTGCCCTCGATGAACTAGAGTCAAGCGTAGATGCTCAGATCGCAGGATTCCAAAAGCAGATAGATGGGGTAATTGAGACGTGGTTCTATGACGATGAGCCTACCCTAGATAATGCGCCTGCTAATGGATGGACAGAGGATGCAGATAAAGAGAAGCATATCGGTGACTTGTACTACAGTAAGGCAGGAAAGGCATACAGATTCCAGAAGGATGCAGAGGGCGCCTACTACTGGAATCCTATCGCGGACGAGGATATTGCTAAAGCACTTGAAGCGGCGCAGGAAGCTCAAGATACAGCCGATAACAAGAGAAGGGTCTTCACCTCTACTCCTAAGCCCCCTTATGACAAGGGAGACCTATGGACTAACGGGACGGATTTATATGTGTGTAACGCCTCAAGGTCTACTGGAAGCTATGTTTCTACCGACTGGAAACTTGCTACTAATTACACAGATGATACAGTTGCAAACAATGCATTGGAAAAAGCCCAAGACGCTATAACTGATGCCGGGTCTGCTTTGAGTGCTGCAAATCAGGCGCAATCAGACGCAGCAGCAGCCAAGAAAGCGGCTGAGGAAGCGGAGAAGTCAGCTCAAGAGGCTGCTTCAGATGCTCAGGCGGCTGCAAGTGATGCTGAGAAAGCAAAGCAGGAGGCCGAGGCCGCAAGTGATCGCGTTCAGGAGTGGGCTGAAGATGGCGTCATATCCCCTCTAGAGGTTCAGGCTCTGAAGAATGAGTTGGCACAAATAAAAGCTGACTACAATGAAATCAGTGCCAATCTGACGAAATATGGTCTTACCAATACGACGTATGAATCTGCTTATAACAGTTACAAGGGTGACCTTGATAGTAAGATAACTGCAGTTTCTAGTGGAAGCTCAGTCGGAATCGGTAGTCTTGCATCCCTGCAATCAGATTACTATACTAAAAGGACAGCCGTATTAGACCTAATAGCTGACGCGGCCAAGAAGGTAGCTGATGATGCAAAAGCGAAGGCTGAGGATGCTCAGGAGGCGGCAGATAATGCGTCTGATTTAGCATCTAAAGCTCAAGCTGATGCCGATGCTGCAAAAGCTGATGCCGATGCTGCAAAAGCTGTTGCCGATGAAGCTACAAGCAAGATAGATGGAGATGATTACTTTACGGAAATCGAGAAGAAGGCCATCAGAAGCCTGATAGCAGAGATATCTGAATGTACCGGAACTCTGTATACGGAAAATGCAATAGTATCAAGACGCACCATTTCCGGTAATGAGTGGAAAATTGTCAAAAAAGGAGATGTCGCAACGGTGTATGATTCGGCAGGAAAGTCATACAAAGTTCCACAAGACGAATTTATAGGATATTATGGTTCCAATCTGCACGACGCTGGTGAGACTGTCACTCAAATGAATATAGAGGTTAAGAAGCCGTTCACTCTTAAGTTGCAGTTTTTATCAGATGATCAAGTTAGAACCTATTCGTATGCAGCGGCTGGACCTTTAGGGAAGGATGTGACTCCTACTTATTCTTCCAGCGACCACGAGGTTGCTGAGGATAAGAATACATATACTTATCCTTATACTCCTAAGACAATCGTATCCAAAGACTATAATATAGAAAGCGATACTTATATACAGTTATCGTTTAAGAAGAGACGAAAGGAGGGAATGTACTCTTCCACTCCTCGTACCGACTCAGCCTACTATAAGCTCACCAATGACATATTTGTAGCTCAAGATGGAGACCATATCGTAGATATGGCTGGCTCATTCCATAGGTATTATCTCTTGCTACAGCAGCTTGGATACGACCAGATAGCTCAGTCGCTGTATAATGCCCTTGACAAAGTATTTGTACTTCTGAAGACTAATAAACTATGGGAAAAAGGTACAACAAAATTAACTGCAGATTTCAGAATTGCCCTTAATACATATCTAACGGACTATTATGGAGTTCTCGCTCTTTGTGGATTCAATATAATGGATTCCAAAGTGAGTGACCTTGATTATCTCGCCAATGCGATGCGAGATGGCAGCACCGTCATCGAAGGTGGCCTTGTGATGACAAGCCTCGTAGCAGTCGGTGACACTGAAACTACGGATGCCGATGTGGAAGCCTTTATGAACGGTAGTGACTTCGCTAGTGATGAAGAACACGGCAAGCTACTGCACGCACTCGGTATACCAGAAGAGACCGCAGCCGGAAGTACAGACCTTGAGGCGAGGGCGAAAGAGGCCAAGACAAGGATGTATGAGGATGGTACTATAATCTCCCAACTGATTGAGCTCATAGATGGTTGTAAGCTTGGTGAAGATATCATAATCAAGGAGAATGGCATATATCTAAACCTTACAGGCTCTATAGGTACTATTCTGCTGAATAAGTATGGGATAGAGATGAAGAATGCAGCAGGCACCAACACTGCGTATATGGGTCATTGTTCTGGCGCAATGATTCAAGCATTTTACGGGAAATCCGCTTTTTGTCCGATATCGGACAAAGGGATAGCGATTCAAGGAGAGGCCGTTAATGGATATGCCTTCTATAGCCAGAACGGTATGTTCGCTGGACTTCGCACCAATGTGAGGGTGGTGACTACAGCTGGGTCAACAAGCAACAGGACGGAGCTGGATCAGTTGGACTTCTCCGTGCTTGTATCCGCTACATCGGGAACATACTATCTCAAACTGCCGACATCTCCGCAGGTTGGCCAAGAGTACCTTATCGAATCAAGGGGAGCAGGGCTAAACATAACAGCAAGCCATAGCGTATTTTCAACCTATTCAGGCAGCACTACTCCTGCCGGTACAGCAATAACGCAGACTGGAAGAAGTCTTTTGAGACTCAAGTATTACGGTTCTTCATATGGATGGTCAGTCACTTGGATGAACAGGAACTAACATTAAGATAGTTATGAATATCAAGGAATACATAGAAAAGGTCAGAGAGCATTGCCCTTGCCGTGAGTCGCTTGATACATTAGATGCCTGCTCTACTGAGGAGGGTATGTACGACCTCGCCAACACTCCGATGATGTGCGAGTATCTGCTGGATAGCAATCAGAGGGGATGGGGCGCTTCATCAGAAGACATCGCCAAGGCATTCGCTTCCTACACCAACGGCAAGAGGACGGTGACAGTCCCTACGAAAAAGAGGAATATAGTATCCCAGATGTGGACGGGAACTATTGACTTCAATCTAGACCCTTCCGTCAATCAGATAGTGCTGATAGGCTATGATGGTTATATCCGTATCCCGGATTACAGGGCAGTCGTTGCCTATGTTGATAAGACCACAAAGGTTACGTTCTGCGGCGGTAAAGGAAGTGTTGTCAGGGTGAGGAATTACGGAGGATCAGTCAGGACAGAGGGGGTTGCATTGAGAAAACGGGAAAATTAATAAGGCTTATGGAAAAGATAAGGAAAGGAAATGACATCGAGATTCAGTGGGCCATCTATGCCGGGCAAGGCATAAACGAAGCTCCGTATGACCTTAGTGGTAAGAATCTCACTCTCTACTTCAGAAATCAGTTCGGAAGGACTGAGATATATGATTACAAGGTAGAGAGACACATCATCAGCTTTATGTTCTGGGGCAAAGATCAGAAGCATACAGGCACATACTCAATCGAGCTTGTAGAGAACGAAGGAAAGGAAGGAATGCACACCGTTGACGAGTGCGAGGCATTCACCCTTGTAAGTCACTCCTGCCAGACCGGAGGAGACTCTGAAGGGCGAGTGGAGTGTATACATCTTCAGTTCAGATCGCAGATGTCAGTCGGCTTCCCATCATCAGGAGGAGGCTCTGACATCGTGGTTGACAATGTGCTTTCGGAATCATCGGAGAACCCCGTTCAGAACAAGGTGGTGACAAGTGCTATCAACGACCTCAAGACCTCTTTGAATGGTCTGTCGCAGTCTGTTTCCGACCTTTCTGAAAAGGTAGACGGATATAGCGATGACATAGCCGATGCCGCAGGTAAGTCAGACGAAGCTACAAAAGCCGTGGAGGGTATTACCGAGCAGATAAACGACATCATCGAGGAGGTGGGTTCGCTTTCTGACAAGGTGGAGAGCCTTGAGAACGGAGAAATCAGTTGGACAGATGTCAAGTAAAACTATAAAGATATGAATTGGTTTAATGCAAAACTGTATGTGGAAATGTTCCTTGAAGATGGAACTAAAACCAATATATCAGATTGGGAATTTCCCGGCCCAGAGACTCGCCCCATAAGAGGGGAATATGTTCAGAGCAAGGACGGGTCAAAGGTGATTGAAATAGTCTCAGCACATTGGTATTTCAATAAGGACAAGAAAGTCAATGTGCTGAGATATACGGTGAAGATAGTGGACAGATGTCCAGTAGTATAGTGTATAACAACTAAAATTAAAGCAAATGGCAAAATTTTTTAGAGGCCCTTATGCTTCGTATGTGCAGAGTATCCACGGAGAAGGCATATACTTCGCAATCGACAAGGGCATTATCAAGATGAACGGCAAGGACTACATCGGCCCACTTGCCGAGTCTACAGCCGTTAAGAACATTGCTCTTAACGCAGACGGTGACAAGTTCATCGTCACATTCCTTGATGGTACTACCTCTGAGATAGAGGCGGCATCGGGTGAATATGAGTCAATGATTGCCGACAAGAACCTCACTACTCCTAATGCGGTAGGAGGTATCGCCAAGGGAACAAAGGTGTCGGCACTTGAGGGAAAGACATACAGCGAGATGTTCGATGACTTGCTTTTCCCTACAGTCAATCCTACATTCACAGCACCTACGGCAAGCATAGCGTGGAAGAACTATGCAACCGTGCAGGAAGTCGGTTCTGCTGGTCCTACTGCCGACAACTTCACTACAGGCTACAACGCAGGTGCAATCAACCTCAATGGTGTGAAGCAAGCAAGCCGAGGTGGTGCTCACGACACAGCAAGCTCATTTATCTATGTGAATGGTGACGCTGCCAACAAGAACCTTCCTGCGACTCTTGCGCTTGGAGCTACGAAGTTCAAGTATCGTGCAGCTTTCGGAGAAGGCCCACAGCCTAAGAACAACAAGGGCGGTGATTATGGCTCTCCTCTCGCAGCAGGTACGGTTGATTCGGCAGAAATCTCAGTAAACGGAACATACCCTTGGTATGCATCTACCGCTACCGCAGGAAGCCTTACAAAGCAGAGTCTTGTGGCTTGGAACGCTACCGCAGGTGCTATGTCAAGTGGAGAGTTCACAGTTCAGCCACATACCGCAGCAGCTCCTCAGATGTTCAAGCTCCCAAGAAAGGCATCATCACTTCAGATGTACAACACCGTGGCGGGCAAGTTCGAGACGGTTGCTTTGAGTGATTGGACAGAGACTTCGGCTTCTGAGACTATCAACGGTAACACCCAGACCTACTACACCTACACGTACAATGGCTCTGCAAGAGGTTCAGTTAAGTTAATCGTTAAATTCTAAGAGGTATGGCAAGAAATAAAGGACAATTTACATTTGCCGCCAACTTCGAGGTGAAGACGGCGGAACTACTCGACCCTCGCGGAAGCGTGGCGACCAAGGCCGAACTCATCTCAAAGGAGACGTGGCCTTATGATGGTGACACCATCTATATGAAGAAAGGTATGCGTGTCACCGTGGAGGAAGAGAATGCGGTGTACATGCTTGTCGACTATGACAAAATCCTTGCGACCGACTATAGCGGATGGCTTCGTATAGATGCTGGTAATGTAGAGCAGGTAGAGGTTGTAGACAATCTCACTTCCGATGCAACCGACAAGGCACTCTCTGCTAAGCAGGGTAAGGTACTGATGGGTGAGATTGACGGAGTGAAAGCAAAGCTCGTCAATATCTATACCTACAAGGGAAGCAAGAACACTTATGCAGAACTCCCTTCCGATGCTGTAGCGGGTGATGTGTGGAATGTGGCAGAAGCTCACGAAGGACATCCGGCAGGTACAAACTACGCTTGGACTGGTACTGAGTGGGATGCCCTCGCAGGTTCTATCGACCTTTCCAACTACTACAACAAGACAGAGGTAGACGGGGCAATCGCAGATGAAAGCGCACTTCGTGTGGCTGAGGAGCAGAGACTCGCAGGTCTTATCGGCGGCAACACTACTCTCGCGCAGGAAGCGAAGAACCTCGCAACTGACAACAAGAATTCTCTTGATTCTCTTTCTGTAACCGTAGGTAACATCAACCTTACTCTCAATGGAAACGACAATGACGAGGACGATATTCCGAATCAGCTTGGACTCGTTGGCCGTCTTGAAGCCGTAGAAGGCTTGATTGGTGAGCCTACCGATGAAGACAAGACAAAGACAATGCTTTCTCGTTTGAACGCATTGGAGGAGCTTGTCACAGGGGGTGATAGTGGTGAAGGCGAGGGAGACCAGACCCTCTTGCAGAAGGTCAATCAGAACACCCTTGACATCACAGCCCTTGAGACTACAGTGTATGGTGCGGACAACAAGAGCGGTCTTGTGAAGGCTGTCGAGACCCTTAACGGAGCATCTTCGGTAGTGGGTTCAGTAGACTACAAGATTGAGCAGGCATTCGCTTGGGTAGACGTAGAGTAATTAATCACGGAGGGTGCTTCGGCACTCTCCATTAAAACACAAGAAGAACATATGGCAAAAATGTTTGTACATTACAGCAAGACCAAGGCCGAGTTCATCGCAGCAGGCTTGGCAACAACTTACAACAACAACATCGTCTTCATCAAGGGAGACGCAAACGGCAACGGATCGTGCATCTACACTCACGGCACATACTTCGCCAACTTCAACGAGTTCCTTGCAGCAGTGAACTATGTGAAGGGAGTGAAGGTAGGTGATGCTCAGTATAACGCTACCGCAGGTGGTGGTTACATTCCATTTGCTGCTGCCGACAATTCAACCGTAGCACTCAATGTAGAGAACGGAACAATCACCGTTGGTCTTACGGAAGAATTTATTACCAACGCTACAAAGAAGGAGGTGTATGTTATTCCGATGACATTCTCCTCCAATAGTGGCGCTGTCAATGCATTCAGCAAGGACACCCTTAACGCAGCTATCAATGCTGGTAATGTAATTGTCGTAAAAGATAGTACGTCTTATTACCCAGTAATTAGTGCGACAAGCCAGAGTGGAGCAACTTTCGTGCTTATCTACTCGAACGGGTCTAAGGTGTATCAGCTTAATATTAATACTGCTGAAAGTCGTTACACTAAGTACGAGCAGGTAATGGCTACATCCGATGATGTCAACAATGCCAAGAATGCAGTTATCGGAGCTTCTGGTGACGCATCTACAGCAGACACCATCTACGGAGCGAAGAAGTACGCAGAGGAGAAGGCTGGCGAGGCAAACGAAGCGGCAGGGGCGGCATCTGAACTCGCTCAGTCTGCCCTTGACAGAGCTAACGAGGTAGGCGAAGATGTCGGTGATGTAGACACCCTCGAAACAGAGAACAAGGAGGTAGTAAAGGCTATCAACGAAGTCCTCGCAGCAGTTGGTACAGGCGGTACGGCGGCAGTTGTAACCGTTACCGAGAAGGGCGCAACAGATGCTTATGCTCAGGTATATGAAATCAAGCAGGGCACTACAACCGTAGGTACTATCAACATTCCGAAGGAGTTGGTAGTAGAAGCCGGAGAGATTGTCGAGAACCCAGCAGGTCAGGCCGCAGGAACATATATCAAGCTGACACTTCAGAATGTGTCAGAACCGCTTTACATTGACGTAGCCAAGCTCGTTGATGTGTACACAGCTCAGCAGAATGCTACTCAGATTCAGCTCAATGTGGATGCGTCGAATGTGATTTCCGCTACCATCGTGGCAGGTTCAATTACTTCTACCGAGCTTGCTGCGAATGCGGTTGTTACTGCTAAGATTGCTGACAAGAATGTGACCAAGGACAAGCTCTCGGATGCTGTTCAAGCATCACTCGGCAAGGCTGATACCGCTTATCAGAAGCCTGCTGACGGAATCGCAAAGGCTGACCTTGCGGCAGGTGTTCAGGAGTCTCTCGGCAAGGCAGATGCAGCAGTGAGAAGCATTGACTCGGATGCTGAGACATATATTAAGGTAGATGGTTCTATCGGTTCTGATGGAAGCATCACTATTTACCCTCAGTATGTCTCTAACATTGCGAACGCAAGTTCATCCAACACTGGTATTGCGGATGCTAATGGTGTCAAGACCTACGTTGATGCTCAGTGGGAGTGGGAGGAGCTTTAATCCTCAGTTAGTGTAGTGTATCTTGGGAGTGGGACAAATTGTCCCCTCCCTTTTAAAAAGGAAATGATATGGCAATAGAGAAAAAATTAATTCATTTCGGCAAGTTGGCTGACTTCGAGGCTCAGCTGACGGCAGGAAATATCTTGGATAGAAGTATCGTGTTCATCCAAGATGCCAAGAAGACATGGACGCACGGGACTTACTATGACTGCAATAGCGACATAAAGCAAGATGTTCTTGTTTCTGGAACGAATATCAAAACCATTAATGGAGAATCCATTCTTGGAGAGGGTAATTTAGCGCTTGCTACGAAAACATCATTTCAACAGTTTACCGATGTGGTGTATGCACAAGCGATAGAGGGTGGTAATTTTGTTTACGCTCTTCCTGACCAAGCTAACGGTGATGAAGATGACATTCTCTTGTCACGGCAAACAGTAAAGACTATCAACGGTGAGAGTATCGTGGGAAGTGGGGATATAGAGGTCGGAAAAACGAACTATGTTGAACTATCTGGAGCAAGTGTCACAATAAGCTCAATGCTTGAAGATACGTTCTATTATGACACTACACCTTTAACAAGCCTTACCATATCAGCGTTTACAAGCAGTGGAAATCCGAAAGGTGAGTATAAGGCTGTTTTTAAGGCTGCTGATGGGATGTCTCTTACTTTACCTTCTGATGTGTATTGGGCTAATGGTACAATCCCAGATATTGAAGCAAATGTGTTGTACGAATTGAGTATTGAAAGAGGTCTTGATATTTATAAAGCCGTCCTTGTACCATTTAAATCAGTATAATTATGGATAGAAGAAGAAGTTTGATGGCAGTTAATGAGAGTGGTGGAAATAACGTTTTTGCTATAACACTTTATGAGGGCGAGAGCAGCGAAGATACAGTTTTGTTGTATAACTTGTTAGTAGCAAATTCAACATACAATGGTCTATATTGGGAAACGCCGTTAGATGGTTTCGAAATATCATTTGTGGGGACACGAACATCTTATTTTGATGGTGTTATAATTTCCGCTACATACGTTCCCGAAAGTAAACATTTTAGGATGGAAACCCAGAACGCAGCCAGAATTGCCGCTATCTATCTTGATATATCGGGACTTGTATCTTTAGCTATTTACGGTTAATTTAATACGACTATGAGCAGACATAGAGCATTATTAGCAGCATCCCAGATGAGTAGGGGGGGGTAATGAAGAAGTAAGGGTTATTAAATTCTATGTATACGAGTATACTACAGAAGAAACCACTGAATATGAGGCAATGTCCAATATGACGTGGGAACAATGGATAGATAGTGACTATAATCCTTATTTACCAAATGGTTCAAAGAAACGTTTTGGCAAAACATCAGACGAAGGAGAATATTCTGGATATGTGTGGTATCACATTTGGGATGATGAAAGCAATCAAATAGACATATCTACGGAGATTATAGATATCACCAATTTTCAGATAGTAAATCTTGGAGATAAAATAATAGAAGACAATACATACGACGCTTAAGATATGAAACGATACACAAAAGACGGACAGATAAAGACCCGCAATCAGATAGTGATTAAGGGTCAGAGAACCATCAAGGACAAGGATGGTAACGAAAAGGTAGTAAGTACGAACACTTACAATCCAAGCGAGGAGATGATTCTCGCAGACGGATGGGTGGAGTATGTTCCTCCTGTCGTTGAACCATCAGTACCGAAAAAGAGCCGAATGCAAGTTATGGAGGAGATTGTACTTGAGCAGTATAACTCAAGAACCGACATTTCTAACGAGGAGGCTCTTGACAGGAGCGTAGTGCTTTTCGGCTGGGAGAGCTACATCGGCAAGACCTTGAATGCAGGTCAATGCGTGGTACACAACAACGAGGTCTATCGTGTAAGGCAGACGCATACGGTGCAAGAGCACTATAGGCCAAGCCTTGACACCGCTTCACTCTACGAAGTGATTGTGCTGACGGCAAGTGGTACTGAGTCAGACCCTATCCCATACACTCCTCCGATGGAGATATTCGAGGGTAAATACTACACCCAGTTCGGCGTGCTGTATAAGTGTACAAGGGATAGCGGAACAGCACTCGCTCACGACCTCTTTGACTTGAGAGGGCTTTATGTTGAACTGATTGAAGTTTAATTTTATGTGTAAAAACGAGATAGACACCTACGACTACCGTAGCGGCTATCCTGAGAAATTGGAGTTTTAGGATATGAAGAAAGCGTTGTTATATCTATGGTGCTTGCCTCAGAATTGTCTGGGGTTGATGCTTCGCCTAATCTACAAGGGCAATGATAGTATCTACGAAGATGCCATCGTGAGACGATCCACGAAGTTCCCCGGTGGGATAAGCCTTGGCAGGTACATCATTGTGCATCAGTGATCATCGAAGAAGAGCGTTAAGCACGAATACGGCCATTGCATTCAGAGCAGGTATCTCGGATGGTTGTATTTGCTTGTGATAGGATTGCCAAGTCTTATTCACGCTTGGTTATGTCCTTGTAAGAAGCATAGCTATTATGACTTCTGGACAGAGAAGTGGGCTGACAAGCTCGGAGGAGTTGAACGATAAAACTTAATGAAATGGAAAGGTTATTTGGAATCATCAAGGAATGGGCTTCGGTGATGATAGTCGCTGTCATCGTTGCTCTCCTGCTGTGTGCGTTCATAGTGTGCGTTACACAGCTATCAGCGAAGGTCGGAGTATTTTTGTCAAGTGCCGGAGCTTTGGGATGCGGGTTGTCGCTTCTCGTCTTCGGTTACGGACTAGTTTATGAAATCAATTCAAGGAGGGCAAAGTGATGGAATGGTATAACATAGTTATCGGCATCATAGCAGCTATCGGAGGAGTAGGTGGAATCATAGCTATCTATAAGGCTCGCCCGGAGAAGGAGAGCATAATCGTGAAGAATATGCGTGAGATGCTTGATGAGGCTCACAATCTCTACGAGGAGATGAAGTCAGAGAGGAATGAGGTTCGTAGGGAGTTCGACGAATACAAGGATGAGACAGACAAGCGGTTTGAGAAGGTCGAGGACAAGTTGGACAGGACTGAGAACACTGTGACTAAGCTGGAGGGAGCAATCAACAGAGGTTACGGATGCCGCTACCCGGACAATCCCAGTGACTGCCCCGTCATCAAGGAGTATGAAAGGATTAACTGCAAGGAGTGCCCTGCACAGTTTGATGAGAAGTGATATGGGACAGGCGATTTACCAGACGAAGGACAAGCAGCTGATTCCGCTCGATGACATTCAGCACATCAACGGAAGATACAATGAGGCGTTGAAGGATGGCTTTCAAACCTTGACTATTCTTTACAAGGATGGTCTGAAGGTCACTATCCCTGCAACGGAATATGATAACCTTTATAGATGTTGGGAGGCAAGGCGAAATGGGAAGCATTTCTAAGTCTTTCTCGTACCACGAGTTCGAAAGGTCGGATGTGGCTACGGAGTACCGCATAACGAACAAGATAATGTCTTTTGAAGTTCGTGATGCGGTCAAGAGCCTTGTCCTTAATCTTCTTCAGCCATTGAGGGATGCGATAGGCAGGCCGTTGAATATCAGTTCCGGCTACAGATGTCCAGAGCTTAATTCCCATTGGCGTATTAACGGAAGTTCGACAAGCCAGCATTTGAAGGGCGAGGCTGCAGATGTATGGTGTGCGACTCTTACTCCGTATGATCTTGCCTGCAAGGTTGTTGAACTTGGATTGCATTATGACCAGATGATTTTGTACAATGGATTCGTCCATTTGTCATACAAGAAGGATGGGATGCAGAGGATGCAGATTCTGTATAACAAGAGTTACAATGGAAAGAAGGTCAGAAGGAGATAATCGGCACACGTACAATTACGCTGTGTTTCGGGGCGTGTGAGACTTAGGCTCGGAGCACGCCCTGTGTTTTTAGACTTGTGACAGACTTGTATCGAAACCGTGACAAGTTGTCCCAAGTTGACCATATAGTATATGATATAGTATTTGTAAGTTCATTGACATATTGGAATTACCGCGATAAAAAGGTATCTTTGCTGAATGGATAGGATATTTGTAAAAGACACTTTAAAGAAAGGAGGATTCCCTGGTGCAGGTAGAGTCTTGTATGATGAAATTATGTCAAGGGCAGAGTCTGCTGACAGAATCATCATTGACTTTGACGGAGTGCAGTGTGTTGCCACGCAATATCTTACCACTTCCATAGGTAGGCTTATTAAAGAGAAGGGCGTTGACTTTGTTAAGAGCAGATTGACTTTTGCTAACATATTGGTAAGCCAAGCAGATAGGATAAGGAAATATGTGCAGCTTGTCTGCAACTAAACTTATGCATAAATACTTTGCGGTAGGTTCTTCGGAGTCTGCCGCTTTTTTCTTACCTTTGACATCAAATAAACCCATTATGAATAAAGTGCTTTTTGAAAATGACGCATTGTCAATCTTCCACATCATCGGTAAAGGTGTGGTGCTTTCTCTGCCGAAAGAGTGGCGCAACACGGACCATCGTATAGAAGATGAATGGAGATTGGATTTTGGAGACCACTCCGTATCTGGAACAGTGACCGGATTGGAAAGGTTCGGCTATGATGGATTGGTGTGTGGATTGATTCTCCGCATAGACTTGAGTTGGGAGGATATGAGCAGGCTGAAAGGTGTAGGGTGTGAGAGACTGAACGTATATCATAAGATTTAGCGGTAGTTCCAATGGGATTACCGCTATTTTTTATGAAGAAGATCATCATAGGAGCATTACTGCTCATCATCGGCATAGTCGCAGGGTGGCTCTGCCGGGAGTATCATTTTCGTGGCGAGGTGGAAATGTTACAGACAGACACTCTTGTTATCAGAGATACGCATATCGTGGAGAGGATAGTCGAGAAGGAGCGAAGGTACTACGATACGATGTACGTTGCCATCCGTGATACGGTGACGATAAACGACACGACCTACCTTCCGCTTCCGAGGGAGAGCAAGACCTATGGAGACGAGAGATTCACCGCAGTGGTGTCCGGTTATCAGCCGAGCCTTGACAGACTGGAGCTATACTTGGAGAATCAGGTCGTGACTCAGTATCTGAAGCCAGTCGGAGAGAGGGTCAAGCGCAATTCTCTGTCGCTTGGTCTGGGTGTGAATGCCTCGCCAGCTCTGCTTCTACCTGTGTCTCTTGAATATAGCTACAAGCTAAAGCCTTGGTTTGAGCTGACCGCAGAAGTCGAATACGAGGTGACGCGCAGACAACTGGCGTTACAGATAGGTGCAAATGTACAGATGTCGTGGTAGTAAAGGTTTAAATAAACTTTGTAATATGTTGATATATATTAATAATAGATAGAAAGTAAGTTCTTTTAAGTTCGCTTATTTGCTGTATTGGCATAATTAGTGCATATCTATATCTTGAACTCATCATTGCAAGGCATTAAGGGTTATGGGTCGCAGGGATGCGCCCCATTTCTTTTTGTACCGGGCATAAAAAGAGAGGCAAGGATCTGCCCTGCCTCTCACGAATAACCTTTATATTATGTTCTTACCTTAGTAAGCGTATGAGCGATAACTCTCTATATATGGTAGAAAGTTTCGGTTTGAATACCAGCACCCCTTATGATGAACGAACGGGCCATATAGGCTGTAGTTGCCTTCTGAGTCAATGTATGCGAAGCGTGACCCGCCGATGATGTTATGGTTCTCTATGATGAACTCGTCTGAGCCAAATCCATAGTCTCTGATGGTAGGCACAATCCGCGTTCTGAAGGCTGTTTCTGAGTCTGTCATATCATCTATAGGTGTGATATTCAGAATGCCGTTATGAGCGAAAGAAACGCCTGATTCAAGGTCTCTGAACGGGTGGCAGTTCTCTGCCTTGATGCTGCCGTGAGTCGCATATCTGAAATGCAGCATTGCCGTTTCGTGTCTGCTGATTGTCTTGAGCTCTCTTTTGAAGTCCTTAAATGAGAGAGTCTTATAAATCCTGTCTTTTGTAGCGAATCCAAATCCGTGTGGGTTCAGCCTTGCACATCTTTCGATGATTGCCATTGGGGGCATTTTCACCCCCTCTGGCTTGACGCAAATAATGCACATAAATTATCTATTTAATTCTGATTTACGATTATTGAAATAGCTCTTCTGAGCGTTTGTCAAGAATGGGATTTCGTCGATGCTTGATGCGCTGACGATAGTCTCGTTGTTGATTGAGTACTCTATGAGAGCTCTGAGAAAGTTAATCCAAGCCTCGATCTTAGTGAAGTCTGTAGTGCCAGAGTGATGTCTGAACTCGATGGTCTTGTGACCATTGTAGGCCATTACGTTTACCTTGTGGTATCTGTCTCTTCTGAAAGCTGCCTGAATTTCAGTCATATTGCGTGAGCCAAACACGTAACTTGCAGCGTTAACGATTGACTTGCAGTAACCGTTGTTATCACCTCTTCTTGATGCAGGCATAAAGCTGTCGATGATGCTTTCAAGAGCTGCATAGTTGCGAATGATGCGAATCCACTGGTCGATCGTGAAGTCCTTGGCGCCAAAGTGTACGTGAAGGCCACAAGACTTGTTTACCTTTGCGCCTGCCTCATTGATGACCTTGCAGACCTTTTTAAGGCTTGAAAGGTTGTTAAGGATAGGGGATACTACCTCACAGCCATTTGAGCCACTGATTGAGCCGTCATAGCCTAATTTATAGGTATCAGTGTAGTCAGTGTGATTGTAGCCAGTCTCAATGGCATTCACTCTCTCAGCTCTGAGAGCTTCAAGAACTACAGACTTATTAAGGTTGTAGCATTCGATCTCTACACCTATAGTGAATCTCAGAGAAGCGTTATTAGTTCTCTCAGCGCGTGATGCGCTCTGATTCATAAAGACGATAGTTGCAATCTGCTGACGCGCTGCTGCTGCAGTCATACCAGTTGCTTTCTGCATTTCTTTTACCTTTGCAGACTGAGGCTTGTTTGACAATGCGATTGCCTTGAGTGTATCAAAAAACTGTGACATAATATAAAAGGTTAAAAGGTTAATTTTCGTTTCTCTTTTGGTTTACTTTAATTTTGTTGATGCAAATTTAGGTATAATAAAATTAACTTGCAAGAAAAATTTGAAAAAAGTTTAAGAAAAATGAAAATAATTTGAGTTTTGCTAAATATTGCCTATTTTTGTGTCACTTAAACAATTTTAATATACCTTAATATATATGAAAGAAAAAGTAAAATGCTTGCTCAAGCAAAAAGGTATGAATGCGAAAGACCTTGCAAAAAAAATGGGGATAAGTGAAGCCGCTCTTTCATTATCCTTAAATGGCAATCCTACCTTATCAAGGATTCAAGAGATAGCAGACGCACTGGGTGTGGAACTAGGAGAGTTATTTGCGCCATTTGATTCTCCTTTGAGATGTCCTAAGTGCGGAACAAAATTGATGCTTGTTGAATATGTAGAAGGGGATCGACTTCAGGGGACAGAGACGGAGGAAAAAGAGGAAGCAGAATAGTTAAAGATGTTCATTCAAGAAAGAAAGTTATGGAAAAGCCTACCAAAGAAAACACGCTGTACCTTCCCATTAAGCAGGTCTATTTCGACCAGATCATAGAGGGTACGAAGAAGGCGGAGTATCGAGAGGTCAAAGAGGGTGTTACGGCTAATCGCTATCTTCTGAAGGAGAACGGCCAGTATGTCCTGAATCCTGATGCTGTAGATGACGTGAACGCTACCTATTATATAGATGACTATAATAATGGTAAGTTCCCATTTACCCCTAAGCCATACAAGTATCTGAGCTTGGCCGTTGGCTATGCCAAAGAGAGGGATACAGCTCTTGTCGAAGTGACCGGGTTCTCCTTTGAGCCGCAGATGATTCGCAACGACAGAGAAGGCAATCCGAGATACTGCTTCTGGATCATCGCCTTCCATCTTGGCAAGGTTGTTGAAGTCAAACGCAAAAACACAGGTGTATGAGAAAGCTATTTCGTTGGCATAGGGGAGGGCTAGAAGAGTCCCTTGCCACTACGGTTGAAGTGCAGAACTTCTCAGATATTGAAAGGATGATTACTGGAGAGAATAACCAAGGTTTCCCTGCTGGTTATTTCTCTAATGTCCGGGCGAAGTATTGTGGCGATGACTCAAACAGGTGCGGGAGAGAATGGAAGGAGACTTATTATGTCCTTGCTGACTGTCGGGCACACGAGGATGGAGTCTTAGGGATGTGCAACTTTTGTGATGAGTGACGGAGGCCACGAAAAAGTATCCGATAAATTTATTTTCCGCGTCAGGCACAGAGGTTAAAAATTGAACAAGGGCTACACCGTTTGGGGGATGGGTTAATTTCCCTACATTTGTAGCAGTTTATTGAAATCACCATATTTTATGAGGGTGGCACTCCGGGAGGAATGCCGCCTTTTTATTTTTTCGACTTATCCAGAACAACATTCATATATTTTTTCTATCTTTGGTCAAAGCTCCTCCGAAATACCGCGATTTTCCTCAATGTTGTCCCTATGTTGTACGGAGCGTCAAAGTATGGAGAAGCTAAAACATTAATTATTAATTACTTAAACGGAGGTAAAAATGGAGATTAGAGTTCTTTCCATCACGATTTTTAGCCTCTAAAGAAAATCAAGCACACAGCGCTCTGTAAGCCATTTTTCAAAAATTTCTGGTAAACTTTCCATTGAAATAATTTGCATAAATATCATAATTTGATACTTTTGTTGTCCGAATGTTGTACGAAAATTGTACAACGGACAACACAGCACACAGATTATGAGACCTACATTTACCCCTGTAATCATCCCTTCCCAGAGGAAGGCCGATGGATCTTACAACGTGAAGATTCGTGTCACGTTCAAGAGAAAGAGCAAAAGGATTTCCACTCACATCGACGCAAAGGCAAAGGATTTGACCAAGGAGCTCGACTTCAAGGAAGGCCCGGTCAGACGAGCGGCCTATAAGATAGCCGACGAGATGCAGGAGGCCTGCAAGGAGATTGACTACCTTGACCTGCAGGGAATGGAGGTGGATGACATCATCAAGGCAATCAATACAAAGGTGGAATCCAGGGCCGTATTTCATCTTGATTTCATCCAGTATATGCGCGACAAGGCTGCAACCAAGGGCGCAAGTGAGAGGATGTATATAACCGCAGCCAATGCGCTGGCGAGGTTTATGAGCGGGCATACTCTCAATGTGAGTGACATTACGGTGCGATTTCTCAGATCCTTTGAGGAGTTCATCAGGAAAGAGCCGAAGGTGGCATCCTGCTTCAGAACCGGGAAGACGAAGCTGACAAAGACGGTCAAGGGTGACAGCCGGGCGGTGAGCCAGTATCTTGGAGCTGTCCGTCATATATATGGTCTTGCAAGGCTTGAGTTCAATGAGCCGGACTTGGATATAATCCGTATCCCGAACAATCCGTTTGAGTATTATAAGGTGCCAAGGCAGCAGCCAGCCAAGAGGAGGAACAAGTCTCAGGATTTCATCCAGATGGTCATAGATGAGTCAGCCAAGGCCAAGGGTGCGGAGAAGTTCGCATTGGAGGTATTTCTGCTCAGCTTCGCCTTGGAGGGGATGAATCTGGCCGACCTATACACCTGCAAGCCTGCCAAGGGAAGATGGCTAGTATATAACAGAAAGAAGACGAGGGGCAGACGCGCAGACGAGGCAGAGCATCACGTGTATATCACGGATGAGATTATGCCGATAGTGGAAAGGATGCGCGATGGTGGCAGTGAGTATATGTTCTCCTTCCATAACAGATACAAGGACTATCACACGTTCACTGTCAATGCGAACAACGCGATAAGAAGATGGCGAGGGGGCAAGGATGATGTCGAACACTTCACGATGTATGCAGCACGTCACTCCTTTGCGAGCATTGCGCGAAGGGTGGGGATCGAGAAGGCCACGATTGACGAGATGCTGTGCCACGTCGGAAACCTGCGTATGGCTGACGTGTACATCGAGCCTGACTGGGAGATACACAGAAAGGCCAATGAGAAGCTGTTGTCTATGTTCGATTGGAGTGTGATTAAGTAAATCGCAGATACAAAATTTCTTTAATATTATATACAAAATCCCACGCAAATTATCTGACTACTCCCACAGTTAAAACTGTGGGAGTAGTCAGAATGGTCTGTTGGGGACGATAGTGAGCCATTTGGATAAGAAGACTAATGAAAAGGAGGTGAAGGAAGGATAACGATGTTTTCATATCACTAGCTAACGAATAAGCGGTAATTCCTTGATTGGAGTTACCGCTTTGTTTCTTAAACTAGTTTCTTTATCTATTTCTATCAAGCCATATCCAATGACTTGTTATCTCGCCTTGGTATTCCTTGTTAAAATGAAGATGAAGCAGATCACCGGACAAATCGCTATAAGCGACTGTAGCGTGAGTGAGGGTTATCTTGGGAATAGTGGTGAAGTCTTTAAACATATCTGGTATCGTCATAGGGATGTTAAGCCATATTGTTCCATCTGCATCCTGCGTGTATGTGCCTTCGCTATCGTACCATCCACTTGAGTATGAATGGAACGCTATATATATACTCGCTTTTCCACGCTCCAAAGTTAATACTATATGTTGTTCTGGTTCGCTTACGTAGTGTTCATCCAAGTGTCCGTACCATATTCCCTGAATGTCGAAGATGAATTTCTCCTCGCTTTTCTTTTGGCATCCACCTATTAATAATAAAGATATGACAATTAGCGTTATTCGTTTCATTTCCTCTTAATGCAAAATCCTGTTATCCAATATTCATATCCACTGCATACTTTCCCCATCCCATCTCCTTTGATGATTTCCTTGGATGTGATAGCGAAGTCAGTAATTGCGTCTGCTCCTCTATCTATCGCCTCTTTGACTGCTATGTCAATAAGCTCTTGCCTTTTTATTACTTCATAATCATAGAAGTTCCAGTCCTCTCCCATATACTTTTCAGTAGTTTTTGTTATGGCCGGAATTATATGTATTGCAATCTCTCCTAAACTCTCGAACTCTCCAGAGTATGCGTTTGGAGTAATAAGAAATCCTATTTCAGAGTATGCCCTATAATCCGCAAAGTCAGTATAGATAGCTCTTTGCGTTGGCTTGATTGAAGCGCAGCCGGATAGAATCACGATTGCAGCAAGCAAGATAAGCTTTTTCATAATAGATGTTTTATTGTAATGTTTCTTTCAGTTCGTTATATTTATCCGGGTTCTCCATTTCACCCCAATAGAACTTCTTGTATCTGTCTCTGTCAAAGCAGTGCGTCTTCTTGTAAACTATCAGGCATTCCTTGTCGCATAGTACGATCACGGAAGATTCAAGTAGTTTGGCATAGGAACGTGCCTGCAAGAATGCGGCTTCTATCTCTTGGTTGTTCCTCATATACTCCTTGGCCTCTATCAGCACTCTTGCGGTCTCTTCGTCAGGCTTGTCGTTATAGTGCAGGGCGTAATCCGGGAATATGCGGTGTCCTCTGCCAGCGTGAATCGGCATCTGTCTGATGAAGTCGCGTCCCTCGATGTATCCCATCGTATTTAGAAGGGGCTCTAACAGCTTGGTCTCCACATCTCTCTCTACATCTATCTGGATGTCCTTTGAAATCCGTGGCGCATACAGCTCCGGCAGCTTGTCGGTGTCGAATCCCTTGGTGCGAAGTATTCTCTTCAGTTCTTCGTAGTCTTCACTTGTTACCGTCCATCCGTTCACACCTTGGAACTTCTTTCTGACGAGGGAATGCTTGCAGAAGTACGGGTCTTCCTGCAACTCTTTCAGCGTTATATGCGGAATCTCTATTCTGCCGCTTATGTATGTGTTGCTGTAATACTTGGCGAACGGGTCTAAGACTCCATCGACTTGCGCTATCCATAGGCAGGTAATTGCGCTGACTGGCGATGTCTCATAATGAATCAGGATGTCTCCCTTCTTGGTGTCTATGTTTGCCTGCCAGAATCCGGTAGTCCAGTACTCGCCATATCCTCTGATTAGTCCTCCGATGAACCAAGCCTGAGCAGGTGGCGGTATCTCGCCCTTCTCCTCCTGTTCTATGAGATTTGGGGCATACTCATACAGCAATGCGCATAACTCAGCCATCGTAAGGCCGTTTTCATCGCAGAATTGACCTAAAACCTCGCATAAATCCCAGTAATAATAGCATCTTGCCTTGTAGTCTGATTTCTTTGGCACGTCCGGCAGCTCTATCTCGAAGTAATCAGCGATCTTCTTTAGTTCATAGAATCTTCCCATAAACAGATAAGGGAAGAATATATCCTTGCACCACGAGTTCAGTTCCAATGCGATAATAGGAATCATATCCAGCATCTTGGCATAGTCGTTCGGCTTGATGAATATGCCATCTTCTATCATAAGGCCAGTGTCAACTATCTCCTTGTATATTCTTTCCGCATCTTCTATTGTGATTTCCTCTTCTTCATAGCAGCTTACCTTGTACGCCCAGATGTCTTCAATGAGCATCGCAAAATATTGCCTGCTTGGATCGTTGTCTATGTATTTGGGACAATAGCGCTCTATCAGGAATAAGTCCTGAACAAAATCCCTCGTTTTGCTGAACCTCTCGATTGCTTTCTGCCCCTCCGGTGATGACTTGAATAGATTCCACAGATATTTATTGAACTTCATAGCGGCTTTGATTTTCGATTATGCTCCTATCTTTTTAGATTTTGTCTATTTTAAACAAAATCAATGGAATATTAGTGATTTTTACATTACAAATTCTGTGAAGTGGCACGGTGTTTTCAATAGTGTGGCATAACCGGTTACACAAAATTTGTAATAATAAAACTCATCTTGCAATGTTAGACAGACTTACTAATAACGCCCTTTCATACGGCATTTGCAGAGGAAGAATCTCCGACAGTCTGAGCAGTTTCCCCTTTATATTTATAGGCGTTGAGCTCATCGATAAGTTCTTCGATCTTGCTGTCCTTCTCCTTGACGAGCTGGATGAGCGTGTTGATGTCATCCTTCTGGGATTCGACGATAGCGAAGAGTCTGTCGAGCATCGTTCTGTCCTGTGGCTGTTCTTCCACCGGATTCTCAGGCTGATTTTCTGAGTCGATTAACATACTTCCTTTACCAAAAAGCAGCCATTCTTTGTTGAGTTGCGGGAACTCTTTTAGAATACCTTCTAATTTCTGAGTACCTAAATTCCCTTTGAAATTTCTGATGTACCCATTAGAAAGCCCGCATCTTTTCTCAAAAGTTGAGTTGTTCAGCCCCAAGTACCCGATAAACTCAGATAATCTGTCTTTTACCTTTTGTGCTACTTCGTTCATAATCAATAGATTATAGAATTACACTAAAAATAATTAGAAAAAATCTTCTAAAACATTTGCAGGTTTAGAATAAACATTCTATATTTGCAGAAAGTTCTAACAAACATACTGATAATTTTTAAAAGATGCAACCTATAGTAAACATTAGAGGTAGCATAACACATCTACCAGTTGGGGATAGTGTTAGGTTTGAGAAGTGGATGACCACACCGCGATACGTTCGCCAGTTGTGTTCAGACCTGTCAAACGAGAGGGGTTGGATGTACAGGGTTTCATCCAAGAAGGATTCAACATTCATCGAGGTTACGCGCTATGCTTAAAGCAGGTAAAATAACGCTATCAACGATAGATCTTCAGAGATTGCTTGACGAAACGGCAGTTCTGGCCGCTAAGAAGGTTCTCAAAGAGGTCGGGTTGGTAAAAGATGAGATAAGCTACAGAGAGGCTGTAAGACGCTATGGCAAATGGTTTACAGACCACTACACAGCAGGCCGATTGACAGGCACTAAGAAAGGTGTAGGTAAGAATGCAAAGATGCACTTCTCTGTTGCAGAAATCGAATCCTTGCAGAGTGCAGAAGCCATCAGGGCTTCGATGCTGACAGCACGATAGGCTCAACCTATCAAGATGAGTTCATTGACAAGACTGGCGGGCTAGACGTGGGGTAATTCGTGAGAATCCCATAGGATTTATGTAGCGTTCAGTTCAAGGCGTACCTTAGTCTGGGCGAGCATAAAGGACGCCGCAAGAATCGTTAAGACAGCTTCCCAAAAAGAAGAGAAAGAAAATGCGGCTGATTTTCAACAAGAAAGATTTTTACAAATCAAGATATAGCCCTTGTCGGTTGCGACGGGGGTGTACGGCGTGAGCGCGGGTGATGCCGCCTTGCGCTGCCAAATTTAAACCTTATTATATGAAAGCAATGGTATCTAAGACCCTTGCAAGGGTCATCGGCTTCGCAGGTTGCCTTTTACTTACTTTATTCGCAGGATTATGGGGCTACGTTAGCCTATCCGCACTCTTCTTATCAATCATCGAGGGTGATTTAGTCAATGTGATCGGATGCGTGGTTGCTGGCCTTGCAGCTTGGTTCTGTTGGTCACTTCGTAAAGCGCCCCTTGTATGAGTTGTAGTGTATGCGCGGGTTACAGTTCATATAACTGTCCCTGCTGCGGTGAGTCGGTAAGGATGATGACTTGCCCGGATTGCAATGGTACGGGGATGGCTCCATACAAGGCATATCATATCCATAGACACATCACCGCAACGGTAACACGGATATGTTACGAAATACTTCCGAAGGATGAGGATGGAGCGATAGTGAGGGGAGAGAATTGGTGCAGATGGCCAAGGGAAAAGTGCCCCACCTGCAAGGGTGAGGGTGAGATCCCAGAGGATTTCTGAAACAATCGGCTGTATAATAATAACATCATTTGCAGAGTATTTTCCGTGTGGAGCATAATAGTACTGGGGTAGCAGCCGCCCCATCATACAGCAGGTGCGGATGCTGGTCATTCATCATTTAGGTTATTAATAGGTTATTCTTTTGGGAGTCCGCACACTCCCAAAATGCCAAGTAGTATAATGGTAGTACCACATCAGACCGATGACGTGCCTTATGTCGGTAGGGTGTCGTGGGGGTTCGAATCCCTCCTTGGCAGCTAAAAGCACCCAATTTGAAACATTGATAATAAGGTTTTACGGGGTTAAGGGGTGCACCCCACCTTAACGCAAATATTGCGGTTATTAGTTAGTTAGTTTCACGCACGTAGACCGGAAGAGTTCTTCACCCACCCCTAACGAGTTCCCGGCCACAGACTTAGGGGTATTCGCTGCCGTGAGGTATCGTCACAAAAACACAATTCGTTAACGCCACTCCGCTCAGGGGTGGCTTTCTCTTGAAATCAAATCACACAATATATGGATAATCTTTTCATCTACAACAAATTCAGGGCAGTTCCCGCGGATGCGCAGAAGTCCATCGGTGCGGGTAAGCTCAAGGGGTTTACAGACATTAATCCGATGTGGCGACTGAAGATGCTGACTGATATGTTCGGGCCGTGCGGATTCGGATGGTACATCGCAGATGAATACCATTGGACAGAGACGGTTGCGAATGAGGTTGCCGCATTCTGCAAGGTATCGCTCGTGGTCAAGCATCCAGAGACTGGTGAGTGGTCAGCTCCTATCATCGGTATCGGTGGATCCAAGTTGGCTGGTAAGGGTAAGGGTGACGGCATTGACGACGAGGCATACAAGATGGCCTATACCGATGCCATCTCCATCGCCTGCAAGAATCTTGGAATGGCCGCGGACATTTACTATGCGAATGACAGGACTAAGTATGACACGTATGTCGGGCCTTCTCAGCAGCCAAAGCAACAGCCTGCACAGCAGAAACAGACGCAGCAACCGAAGCAGAAGCCGATGATGCACAAGAATCACGAGAAATGGCAAGAAATGCTCAATGCCGTTCTTGCCGGGCAGTTCACTTGGCAGAAATTGGAATCATTGTATAACTTCCCAGAGGCCGACCTTATCGAAGGTAAGGCTTGGGTATTAGAGCATCAATCATAATGACACCTAGAGAGATTAATGAAATTCTCCGCAGGCTCCAAGAGGAGAAGTGGAGACTACAGCAAGAGCTCGAAGAGAATGAGGGCGAGGTGACTGAATCAGTCCTCACCAGAGAGCAGGCCATCACAGACTTGAAGAAGCTCCTTATGAGTCCAGAGGGCGTTGATTCGCTCGGCAGGCTCATCCGTTCTAACAAGGATGATATAGAGACCTTCAAGGGCGAAAAGAAGGCCGTAGAGACCAAGATCAAGAAGACTGAGGGCTATAATGACTGGCTTCTCGAACTTGTTGACGAGTGTCTGAAAGAGTGTGAGTGCGACAAGGCATCGGGTAAGCTCGGATACTCTTTCAGACAGCACACTTCTGTCACTACTGAAGTGGACAAGAAGATGCTCAAGGATATGTTCTACGAGAAGGCTATGGAAGCAATCAGGGCTACGGACATCCCGCAGGATGTGACGATTTCGCTCTCAGCAAGCGTTTCTTTGCTGCCAGAAGGCTCGGAAAGGCCAGAATGGTATAACACTACCTCTGTCGGCAGGGCGACGCCTAGAATGCCGAAAAAGCCTAAAGAACCGAAGAAAGAAGAGTTCACCGTTAGCGACTTCTAAGCTATGAAACTGATGGTAGTCAACACCCCGCGTGGTCTCATCCCTTGCGGGGACGATGACTACGACGAAAAGAGGAAGCTCAAGATAGGGCAGACATACTCGGTGGAGATTCGTGTTGTCCGCAATGTGGATTTCCACCGAAAATACTTTGCTCTGATAGCTTATGCCTGGGAGTTCCTGACAGAGCAGGAGGTGGCCGCATTTCGCACGAAGGAAGGCTTTAGGAAGTCAATAGAGATTACGGCAGGACACTATGAGCCAATCTATGATTTGGAGACCGAGAGCTTTGTTCACGCGCCTAAATCAATCTCTTTTAGTTCGATGGATAATGCGGAGTTTTCCGACCTGTATGACAGGGTAAAGGATGTGATCTTTTCCATCATCGGAAATAGGGTTACGAGAGAGGAGTTTGAAAGGATATTAATAGATTTTTGATATGGGAGATTTGTATTTGAGTTTAGAGGTTAAGGGCTCTTGGCTCTATAATGACTATTCGTCTTTCTCTAGGTGGATTAATCTAGTGCAGCTTGCGTGGCACGAGCCTACAAAGAGGCTTGTAGGTGGGGCGTTATATGACGTTCCAGAGGGATGTGTAGCGATTGAGTTGAAGCAGCTTGCAGAGATGTGGGAGATTAAGAATGCGGATGTTAATCTGTTTCTTTCAATGCTTATAGAAGATAAGCTGGCAACAGTGACCGAGGAATGCGGAGTTTTATTCATTAATATGCTGAGTAGGTATGTGCGGATATGTCAAGATGTATAGAAGCCTTGCGGACCATTGGTTAGCTGACCAGCCTGCCAAATTGGGCTGGTGGCTTCTCCTTATTCTTAAAGCCTCTCATAAAGATATTCAGGTATCCACGGGTTCTCAAATAATCGACCTGAAAAGAGGGCAGATTGTGGCTAGCCTCTCCTTTCTCGCAGCCCTTTGGAAAACAAACAAAACTACGGCAGATAGGTTTTTGGATATGCTTGTAAAAAATGGTATGGTGGAACGATACACGAAACGTAAAGTAACCATCATAACCATTTGTAACTATGACCGTTACCAAGGTGAGGATAATGGAAAGCGGAACAATATGCGTGACGATATGCGTGACGATGACGGAACGATGATGGGAACAAAACAAGAATGTAAAGAATGTAAAGAAGATAATATATATTCTAGCAATCAGCGCGCGCGTGAGGATGGAGTTGAATGGGATGCTGAAAGGGAGAATAGATATGTCGCTACATTCAAGGGGCAGGGGACAGCGTTACCGCTATCCAAGAAACTCGGCAAGTCGGCTAAGGAAGTGATGGAACTTCTCGAAATCTATATGGCTCATCGAGAGATCAAGAACAGAGGACATAACAGCTTCAACGAGTTTCTGAATCTCTTTATCTGGCACATAGAGAACAAGAAGATAGTGATACCAGAAGCCGCTCCAAAGCAACAAGCTTCCAAGGTTCTAACCGGGCAAGCAATATTCGATAGGATTACGTGATGAAACGAGTAGAGACTTCAATCAGCGAATATCCGATGCCGGATTCGCTGTCCACAGAGATTCAGGTGATAGCAGACATCATATCTCTTCCTGAGACTCTGATAGAGGCTGAGAGGATAATCACTTCTCAGATGTTCAGTGATGACAAGTGCAGGGATGCCTACAATGCTCTAAGGGCAATGGTCAAGGAAGGGATGGTGATTGATTTGCCTTCGGCTTATGGTCGAATAGACCGAGAGCTTATGCAGAAGGGTGTGATACCGATGATGACCAATGTCGGTGGAGCGGTAACCGCATCCCAGCATTTTGCTTCTCTGAGAGATTTCGACATCAAGAGGAAGTGCTACTCCAAGGCGGTAGAACTTCTGATGAATGCTTCTGGTACCAGGACCACTGCTCAGGATCTGATAGGATGGGCGAGTAACTTTGCTGACAATCTACGGAATAATGCAGAGCCAAGTGGCGGTATTAAGCATATCTCAATAGTCCTGAATGAGCTTGGAACTCAGGTAGAAGAGAAGATGAGAGAGAAGGCAGAGGGAAAGGTTCTGAGGACTCCTACGGGGTTCTACTCTCTAAATAGGCTGACATACGGCGGTTATAACTCTGGAAACCTCGTGATACTTGCTGCGAGACCATCGGTAGGTAAGACTGCCGTGATGCTTCAGATGGCAAGGGCAGCGGCAACAGTCGGAAAGGCTGTCAACATCTATTCCTTGGAAATGACCTGCACTGAACTGGCTCAGAGATTTCTTTATGCTACCGAGCATATCACTCCGAGTCAGATGGCAAGTGCCGATGTGGAATGGCAGTCGTTTGAGATCGCTTCTGCTCAGTATGCTTCCAAGCCTATCTATCTGTCGGATTCCCTCTTCGGAGAGGATGAGATAATAGCCAACATCACACTGAACTCCCAGTCCGGTAAATGTGACATCGTGTTCATTGATTATCTGGGACTTGTGATGTATGCCAATTCCAAGGAACTTCTGTCCAATCAGATTGCATCGTTCACGAAGAGGTTGAAGAAGGTTGCCAAGGCTTGCAAGATACCGATTGTCCTGCTCTGTCAGCTCAACCGATCATCCGCATCCGAGAAGAGACCTCCACAGCTCTATGACCTTAGAGACTCAGGAAGCATCGAGCAGGATGCCGACATAGTGCTGATGCTTGAGAGGGCAACGGAGAACCTTGACGGAAGGGATGTGAATATGTGGGTGAGAAAGAACCGACAAGGAATTGCCGGAGACATCAAGGTGGAGATCGAGGGCAATGATACATTCACGGCCTTCAAGGACAAGAATGACCCTACACCACCTCCTCCGATTTATGATGAGTTCCAGAGTAACACAGATTTTGATAACGATGATATTCCATTCTAGGCTATGAAAGATATTAAGCTGTTTGAAGAATATTGGGGCAACCTGATATTCTCTTTTTGTTTCGGCAAGTTCGACATCCTGCCGAGGGTGACGCTTTCGGCCTTTACCGGGGCGTTCATCATCAATGTAGGCTTCATCTTCTTCACGCTGAATCTGACGATAGATGAGGCTATGAGAGAGTTTAACAGAAGAAATCATTAATGCAATGACTGATATACGGCAATATTATAAATTCTTAGAACACAAGAAACAAGAAATTAAAGATAGCGGGTTCAAAGTTGAAGAATGCGATCTGAATCCAATCTTATTTCCATTTCAGAAGTATTGTGTTACCCAAGCATTAAAGAAGGGTAGGTATGCGTTATTTGAGGATTGTGGCCTTGGTAAGACGATACAGCAGTTAGAATGGTCGGCGCACATATCTAAGCGCACCAGTAAATCGGTGCTGATAATCGCACCATTAGCAGTTGTAGGGCAGACAATATCAGAGGGCGATAAGTTTGGATATGAGGTTATAGAACTAGAAGAAAGACCTACCCGAGCGGGTATATATATTACCAACTATGACAACATAAAGAATGTGGTGGCAAGGGATTATTCGGGGGTAGTTTTGGATGAAAGTTCAATACTAAAAAACTTCGATGGTGAGACGAAGAAGCAGATAATAGACCTTTTCTCAAACACACCATACAAATTAGCCTGCACCGCCACACCTTCTCCGAATGACGTGATGGAATTGTGTAATCACGCGGAATTTCTTAATGTTATGAGCAGAAATGAAATGCTTGCAATGTACTTTATTCACGATGGCGGCAATACGTCTTCTTGGAGACTGAAAGGCCATTGTGAACAGATGTTCTGGGATTTTGTTTCAGAATGGGCGGTAATGCTTTGTAAACCTTCTGATATTGGATTTCCAGATGATGGGTATGTACTTCCTGCAATGAATCTAATAGAGACGCATATTGAAACAGAAAAAAGGGATAACGGCAAACTTTTCAACGATGCATCGGTCAATGCGACTGACTACAACAAGGAACTGAGAGCAACAATCAATGAGAGATTGAATAAAGTAGCAGAAATAGTCAACTCATCCGATGAGAACTGGATAATCTGGATAAAACAGGATGAAGAAGGAAACATTCTTAGAAGTCTTATTCCCGATGCGATAGAGGTTCGAGGGTCGGAGAATCCGTCAGCAAAGAGAGAAAAACTGATAGGGTTTGCCAAGAATAAATACAGAGTGCTTATCACAAAACTCAAGATTGCTCAGTTCGGTCTGAACTATCAGAACTGCCATAATCAGATATACGCATCGCTTGATTTCTCTTTTGAATCCACGTATCAGGGAATCAGGAGAAGCTGGAGATTCGGCCAGGAACACGAAGTGAATGTCTATCTGATATGCACAGACACAATGGCTAATGTGCGTGAGACGATAGTAAAGAAGCAGGCTCAGTTTGAGAGTATGCAGAAGTCTATGACCGCTGCCACTAATCGAAATGTCGGGACAAAACGAAAGGTAAAATCAACCAAGGCAGGCACATCTATGAGACTGCCATCATTTATCTAAAACACACTATGGAAGTAAGAAATCAATATCTAAGTGATAAGGCTGCAATATACCACGGTGACTGCGTGGAGCTTATAACAACCCTACCAGATGAAAGTGTAGGGTTTTCTATTTTCTCTCCTCCATTTGCTGAGCTTTATACATACTCTGATGAACTTGCAGATATGGGCAATAGCAAGGACTATAACGAGTTCTTTACTGCCTTTGGATTCCTTGTTAAAGAACTTTATAGAGTCGTTCAACAAGGTCGTAATGTTGCGGTTCATTGTATGGATTTGCCGATACAGAAAGGTAAAGAGGGGTATATCGGATTACGCGACTTTTCTGGAATGATCCTGAGAGCATTTGAAGATGCCGGATTTATTTATCATACGAGGATCACTATCTGGAAAAATCCGGTCACAGAAATGCAGAGGACAAAAGCTTTAGGGCTTTTGCATAAACAGTTGAAGAAGGATTCAGCGATGAGCAGGGTCGGTATCCCAGACTATCTTATGGTATTCAGGAAAGAGGGAGAACACCAGCATCCGATACGATGTAATATCGACGTTGATACTTGGCAGAAGTGGGCTTCTCCTGTATGGATGGATATTGACTATTCTAACACACTGAACAAGATGAATGCAAGGGGTGAGAAAGACGAGAAGCATATTTGTCCTCTTCAATTGGATGTAATCAAGAGAGCTGTAAATCTTTGGTCTAATGAGGGTGATGTGGTACTTACCCCATTTATGGGTATAGGCTCAGAGGTTTACCAGTCTATACTTTGTGGCCGCAAGGGTATCGGGTTTGAATTGAAAGAAAGCTACTTTAATGAGGCCGTGAAAAATATAAAGGATGCCGAATTTGAAGTAAGCCAAGATACGCTATTCTAATGACACTTTCTGACCGCGAAGTCGCAAGACTCCGACTGCTCCTTTGGGAGATTGATAACGGACTGACCAAGAGGGCTTACAAAGCCTATGTATGTAACAGAACAAGAAACATCCGCCTGATGCTCAACAAGGCTGAAAGACGGGAAAAGAACACATTATTATGAAGAATTTATTGCACGAATTAAGGCTGGATACACAGATTCAAGGAATGGATCTTAGCCAATATATGGCTCAGATGCTTGAGAAGAATGACAGACAAGAGATTGAGATAGAGAAGGGCAAGCTGAGTGTCGCAATCTTAAAGCAGATGAACAATCATAGCCGTCTTATGCTTGATGCTTACAAGTACAAGCTCAAGGCGAGCGAATCGAAAGAGATAGAATCGTAAAAATAACAATCGGGTAGGCTGTACTACCTTAATCCGAGGGAAAATCCCACTCGGAAAGACTGTCTAACTAGTTGCTATACAGCTACAGCACGCCCCACATCGTTTTATTACAAATCACTATGGTTATCACAAGAAGAATCGAAGTCTTTATCTGCGAGGATGATAAAGACCTCCGTAAGTCGTATTACGAAAAACTCTACGACAACAGCAGGACGGCAGTTGCTACCGCCAATATGGCTATTTCGCATTTGTATATGCTTGACAACACAACCCCTTATCTCTCGGATGAAGATAGAGAGAAGATAACCTATCTCGGAACGAAGGGGAATGCCGCAACAAAAAACAATGTACCTTATGTCAAGGCTTCAGAAATGTTTAAGGGAAAGGCTGATATGGGTATGTTGTCCTGCGTGTGTCAGGAAGTCAGAAAGGTCTATCAGGATGACCGGAAAAAGGGAATGTATAACAGATCACTTCGTTCGTTCAAGGCGAATATGCCAATGCCGTTCAAGGCAGAAAGATTCTCCGACCTCAGATTTGCAGATTATCACGATGGCGAGGGTAAGGCACATAACGGGTGCTTCTTTACTCTTATAGGTATTCCTTTTCAGTGTAAGTTCGGCAAGGATAGAAGCAATAATAGAGTGATTGTAGAGAGGGTTATAAGTGGCGAATACAAGATGTGTACTTCATCTATTCAGATTGATGGCAAGAAGCTCTATTGGCTCTTATGCGTTGATATTCCTGTTCAGCAGCATAAACTCATAGAGGGCAAGAAGATGTTTGCCTTCTTAGGGGTTATGAACCCCATTCGCTGCACAACGGATGTAAACTGCAATCTGTATGGCGAAACCACGATAAAAGATGTTGTCTGGGAAATAGGAACAAAGGAAGAGTTCAACTATCGCAGACGGCAGATTCAGGAGGCAGTGCGAAGGTGTCAGAAAGAAAATAGATATACAGCCGGGGGCAAGGGACGTAAAAAGAAATGTCAGGCAATCGAGCGGTATCACGAAAAGGAACTGAATTACGTGGATACGAAGTTGCATACCTACTCCAGAACGCTTGTTCACTTGGCCATTAAGCATAAATGCAGCGAGATAGTCCTGATGTCGCAAAAGAAAAGAGAAGAGATTGCAAAGGCCGATAATGCAAAGTCAGAAAAACGGAACTTCGATGAGTTTGTTCTTCGCAACTGGTCTTATTATGGACTGAAAGAGAAGATCGCATACAAATGCAAGATGGCTGGTATTAAGTTGATAGAAGAATAAAAATAACCATATCGGGGTGGCTGTACACCCTTAGCAGGGGGATTTTTCACTCCTGAAATACCTTTATTTATATGATTTGTAGGTGTTTGGCGAGTATAGGTTGTTAATGCCTATGAATTTAATGGTATATACAGCAACTAACCCTTCAGGGCACAAGAAAAGCCTGTTGTTAATGCCTATGAATTTAATGGTATATACAGCGATATTCCCATCCATTCGTAGCAGTAAGCGGTTGTTAATGCCTATGAATTTAATGGTATATACAGCAACAAGTACCCTAGTATATACAGCAGACTTACCTCAAGCAGCGAATTGTTCAACTTATTAATACAAAGGAATATACAGTATGAAAGAGAAAAGAGAATCTAAGCAGAGACGAATATTGGCTGCTCTGCTCCGTGGAATGAGATTGACCCCAGACGATGCAAACAGAATCGGAAAAACATCTGACGGAACGAGACTCATCAGGTTTATCAGAGAAGACTACCCGGTACTGAAGGCTGAGGTGGCAGGCGAAAATTACAAGGTCTATTACCTTGACCCAGAGTGGCTGTCGCAGTACAATGCCGAGAAGAAGCCGCTAAGAGAGAAGATTGGGGACTTCTTTGATGATCTGTTCAAGGGTGGAATGTTTGAGGAAAGGCAGTAATGGTAACAATAGTTAAAGCCGGGAATATGCCTAGGCTACCTAATAGGTTGTTTAGGTGCGAAAGATGCGGCTGTGAGTTCTTGGCAGACATAGATGAGACTGTGTTGACACTAGCAGGTTTTATATTGCCGTGTCCGACTTGTAAAGTAGCTATGAATTGGATAGATGGTAAAGAACATTTAAAATGATATACGAAGTTTATTACAATGAAGTGGCTTCTAACATAAGGGTCACTCTTTTCGACATTGAGATTTACAATCGCATAGAGGGCGGAATTACAATCCCCACTATAGTAGTTCGCCCTGCACTGGGTAACTTCTTGACATATTTCCACAAGAGATGCAATGACAAGGAGTTTGACAAGGAATCATTCGTCAGGGATTCTGACTATATGAATATGCTTTATGGCGAGATGTTCCCATTGATTGATCGTAAAACACCTTTCAACCAAATCTTGGATAGGCTTGAACGTATTATCAACAGATATGCAGAGAAATATGGTCTTGAAGTTAATGTCGATTAAAGAGTATTTGAAATGAAAAGTAAGAAAACCACATCCGGCTATCAGGTTCGCAACAAGAACAATGACGGCATTCGCTATTATTCCAGTTCTCTTACGGATTGCATTAAGTATTGTCCGTTTGGATGTGCTGTATGGTCGGCGGCAAAGCGTACATACGGCATCAAACTAAGGTTCTTCTGGATGTCTCCTTTCCGCAAGATTTGGTACGACAAATACAGCGATGTAGTCAACTTCTTTCACATTCATATAGGATGGGAGCTAATGAAAGGAGATGTGCCGGTGGAGATTGTTTATGAACCGAAAGATGAACCACGAAAAGAATTTTGAAATGAGAGAAATAAAATTCAGAGCGAAAGACTACCAGACAAACAAATGGGTCTATGGCTTCCTTTTTATGGGGAAGGGTGACGATAATAGAGATTATGCTTTTATTCTTCAAGATAAAGGT